ACTTTTTTTAGCAACACAGGTAATGCACATAAAATTCGGAGACTAAACAATACTGAGCTTGATGCCCAGCATTTAATTGAGTTTCCAAATCCAGATGTAATCTGTGTTGTTGAAGTTGTTTGTAATAATTGGACAGAAATTTTACGTTACAAACTATCGTACGAAAAGTGGGTAAAGGCTACTCCGGAATTACATAATGCCGTACAGTTTTTTTCCTATAATATAAAAACTAATTCTGTCAAGTTATGGCAAGAGTTTTATCAGTTATATAAAGACCCTTCTTGGCCACAATGTTTAAGATTTGGCGATATAGCAAGTTTGCCTGACGAAATACAGAAAGAAATTCTTTTGGTGTATCAAGAACCAATTATGGCACTATCTTCAGAGGATATACTTGCCGAATGGCTAACTACTTGTTACTACGATTGCTTAACTACTCCGCCACAACAGGTATTTCCGGGATCTAAAATATTAGATTTACAAAATTACTTAAATGGTAAAATTGATATATTACTCGAAGTATGTACACAAACTCTAGGATGGGTATGGAATCAGCAACGGTCAGACAATTTCTATCAAGCTATGCTAACAGCAAATCACAAGTACTTGGTGTGGCTAGACAACATTAAACACGCAACTTACTGTTTATCAAATAATATCAACATAGACTACAAATTTGATACATGGGAACAGGCATTGATTATTGCTAAACTGTGTAATCAGAATAGTATTGCCCCAGAAAACATTAAATGGGACAATACAGGTTGCAACAACACTAGCAATAATTTATACTTAGAAAACTTTAAAAGGACTTATCATGGCAAATCGTCCGTTCGACGTCTCAAAATTTCGTAAGGAAATTACCAAATCAATCGACGGCCTATCGATTGGTTTTAACGATCCAACAGACTGGATCTCAACAGGCAACTACGCATTAAACTACCTAATCTCAGGAGACTTTAACCGTGGCATTCCGCTGGGCAAGGTAACTGTGTTTGCTGGTGATTCGGGTGCAGGTAAGAGTTATATTTGTTCAGGCAACATTGTGAAGAACGCACAAGAGCAAGGTATCTTTGTGGTGTTGATTGACAGTGAAAACGCACTGGATGAAGATTGGCTCAAAGCACTTGGTGTGGACACAAGTGATAGCAAATTACTCAAGTTGAGTATGGCCATGATTGATGATGTGGCCAAAACTATCTCCACATTCATGAGTGACTACAAGGCCTTGCCAGATGGCGAGCGTCCCAAGGTCATGTTTGTGATTGACTCCTTGGGCATGTTGTTAACACCCACTGATGTGAACCAGTTTGATGCAGGCGAAATGAAGGGTGATCTAGGACGTAAACCCAAAGCTCTCACCGCCTTGGTGCGTAACTGTGTGAACATGTTTGGTTCATACAATGTGGGCTTGGTTTGTACCAACCACACATACGCAAGCCAGGATATGTTTGACCCAGACGACAAAATCAGCGGCGGTCAAGGTTTCATTTACGCCTCATCAATTGTTGTGGCCATGAAGAAGATGAAACTGAAAGAGGACGAGGACGGCAACAAGATCACTGATGTCATGGGTATCCGTGCTGGTTGCAAAGTAATGAAAACACGCTATGCCAAACCCTTTGAAGGTGTGCAAGTTAAGATTCCTTACACAACAGGTATGAGCCCATACTCAGGTCTTACTGACTTGATTGAGAAAAAAGGCCTGCTCAAGAAAGAAGGCAACAGCCTGGTGTTCACCACAAGCCAAGGTGAAATCATCAAGAAGTTCCGCAAAGCATGGGAACGCAACGACGACAACTGTCTTGACACTGTGATGAAAGACTTTGCAAATATTAAGGAAGAGGTAAGTACCGGTGAGGAGGAAGTAGAATGAGTGAAGCAATTGCAGCAGAAATTTGGGGAGAACTCAAGCGATTTGTAAACACAGTCGATCGCCAGGAAGCAGCAGAAACTGTGGTACAGATCTTGATGGACAATGACAGTGACGTTGAAGATATTCGCAACGCTTTCAAAGGCGATTCAGACATCAAACGAGCGCTTACAGCATACCTTGACAACGACAAAGACTACTCAGAAGACGACGAAGAAGAAGATCCCGAAGAAGAAGATTACAACGAAGACGACTGGGAAAACTGATGTCTGGGCCCGAGCGTGACTATTATTGTTCTTACAAGTTTAAGTTTCTAAAAATAGACCTTGAGTCAAAAACTACTTATAACTGTCACGCCGCAGCTCCACATCCAATTGATTTTGATTGGTTAAACAATAATCCAGGACAACTTTTTAATACAGACACAAGTATCAATGAGCGACAACAGATGCTCAACAATCAACGAAATGATAGCTGTGAACAAAATTGCTGGCGTGCTGAGGATTTTGGAGCACAAAGTCCTAGGCTATACCAAGGCGGAGCAAAAAGAACACACGATCAACTGATTACGCACCCCGAAATCATTGATTTGACTGTAGGCGGAGATTGTAATTTAACTTGTAGTTACTGTTGCAAAGAATTTAGTAGTGCCTGGCGTAGAGATATTGTAAACAACGGAGATTACAATATCTCTGAATCAGACGAACGATTTCGTGCAACTAATAAAGATCGAGTGTTGTTAAAAATTAGTCAATCAGAACTAAAGTCTACAACACACTATCGAACTCTATTAGATGAAATTTTTTTAAATTTGTCTAATTTGAAAACATTAGTAGTCACTGGTGGAGAACCTTTGTTAGATAATCAACTGATTGACCTACTGACAAATTTTGCTTTACCAGCATCGCTAAAAATTGAAATGTATACAGGGCTAGGAGTGGGCCTAAGTAGATTTAAAAATTTTATCGATAAATTATCCAAGTTAAAAAATTTATTGCTAATTGTTAGTGCCGAAGGCATTGATCGACATTTGGAATTTAATCGGTACGGCATCAAGTGGAATGAGTTTGACGCTAAAATAAAATTATTAGAGCAATCTGGGATTCAATTTAAATTTCAGTCGCAGCTGAGCAATCTTACTGTGTTTGGATACTCAGAATTTGTAAGATATTTTTCATTGCATCCAATTAATTTAACGTTTGTATACCAACCTCACATGATGGCACCACATGTACTTGATACTGTTAGCAAACAACAAATTCTAAATGACATTTTAACTTTACCAGAACACATGCAACGTGCCATAAACAAATCAATACAAAAACAGCCAACAGAATTGGAACGACTCAATCTTCGAGAATTTCTAATAGAATTTGTGCGTAGGCGTCCGGGGATCGACTTAACTATTTTTCCAGAAAGTTTTTTAAAATGGATGGAGCTAGAACATGTGGTATAGTCGAGTAGTTGCTAGTCTTGGTGCTATTCCAGACTTCATTGCACACTACGAGCGTGAGCTTGATGATGCCAAAAAAGACTGTCGCATTGGCGGCCTGGTAGAAAAAAACATCACAGCACTTCCGGGCATTACCGAGTTTAGATACAACCAGCTGCAAGAAATTGAAGCTGTGTTGAACTATCTTAACATCCAACTGCGCAAGATACGTAGAAAGCATTTCCAAAAGTATCTGGAAGGTTATGCTCGTGCGCTTACCAGTCGCGATGCTGAAAAGTATGTGGATGGTGAAGACGAAGTGATTGATTACGAAACCATAATTAACGAAGTAGCATACCTGCGCAATCGCTGGTTGGGCATTCTTAAGGGAATAGATTCTAAGCAATGGCAAATGGGGCATATTGTACGCCTAAGAACTGCTGGCATGGAAGACATCCAGGTGTAAGTTACTGGTGGTTTTGAGCCTAAGTTGCATAAATAAACATACAGGAGAAAGTATGTTTATAGATAACAAATACTCAAAGTGTTACTACAGTATCATCGAGTGTAGGAAAAAAAATTCAGTAACTGGATATGTTGAACGGCATCATATTGTGCCAAAAAGCCTTGGTGGTAGCAATAAGAAAGAAAACATTGTTGCCCTGACTGCCAGGGAACACTTTATCTGTCACCGCCTCTTGGTTAAAATGACATCTGGAAAAGATAAAATGAAGATGTCCTTTGCTTTAAGAAACATTATTCACAGAGAAAACAGATATCAACAACGTTACAAAATTAGTTCTAGAACTTATGCTGCTATAATCTCAACTACAAAAGCTAATATCTCCAAATATCAGTCTGATAAAAATAATCCGTATTACGGAAAAAAACACTCTGATGAGGTTAGAGAAAAGATGAGAGCCAAAAGGGCGCTTCAAGATCCTCCATTACTAGGCAAGAGTCACTCTGTTGAGACTAAAGAAAAACTTCGCCAAGCAAATAAAAAACAATTTGAAGATCTAGCTCAAATTGAGATGCGTAAAACAAGCACACTAGAGCAAATGAAAGACCCGGTCCGCCGCTATGCAGCTGGCAATGGTAAACGCGGAAAAAAGTGGTACCATTGCCCTGTAACAAAAAAATGCTCTACATTTTTTCCTGACCACGTTCCTCTAGGATACATAGAAGGAAGGATTATTAAAAAATGAAAATTGTACTTTGCACTGGGGGATACGATCCTGTTCATAGTGGGCATATTGCCTATTTCAAAGCAGCCCGCACTCTGGGCGATATGCTGATTGTGGGACTCAATTCAGATGAATGGCTCACACGTAAAAAAGGTCGGCCATTCATGCCCTGGACGGAAAGATTGTGCGTTATAAACAATCTTGCCATGATCAACGAAGTTTACACATTTGACGATGCAGATGGTTCAGCTAAAGAATTTATTAGACAGGTTCGAGCACACTACCCTGACGCAACGTTAGTGTTTGCAAATGGTGGTGATCGTACTGACAAAAACATTCCTGAGATGGATGTGGTAGATAGCAATTTAGAATTTGTGTTTGGTGTAGGTGGCGAAGACAAAAAGAATTCCAGTTCATGGATTCTTGAAGATTGGAAAAAGCCCAAGACACATCGCGCCTGGGGATACTATCGTGTATTACACGAAGTTGGTGCCAACACCAAACTCAAAGAACTCACAGTCATGCCTAAAACTTGTTTGAGCATGCAACGACATGACAAGCGAGCAGAGTTTTGGTTTGTGGCCGAGGGCGAAGCTAAAGTATACACACTGGATTCCAGTACAGATCGAGACGAGAAGGACCACATGACCATACATGAGTCATGTTGGATCAATCGCAACGAGTGGCATCAACTGTGCAACGAAACAGATCAACCACTTAAACTTATTGAAATACAGTTTGGGGAAAATTGTATAGAAGAAGATATCGAGCGCAAATGAAGCCAATTCCTATTTTTGTAGGATATGATCCACGTGAAGCCATTGCATATCATACCTGTGTAAATTCAATCATCCGCAACAGCAGTCAGCCTGTGGCCATTGTGCCTGTGGCACTTAACTTGTTTCGAGAATATAGTGAAACACACACTGACGGCAGCAATCACTTTATCTACACACGGTTCCTTGTGCCATATCTCATGCAATACGAAGGATGGGCTGTCTTCATCGACGGTGACATGATTGTGCGCGGAGACATTGCAGAACTTTGGGACCTGCGACAACTTGATAAAGATGTCATGGTAGTCAAGCACGATTACAAAACACGCCGTACTGAAAAGTACCTTGGCTCTAAAAATGAAGACTATCCGCGCAAGAATTGGTCAAGTGTGATACTGTGGAATTGCAACAGCCACCCCAATAGACGTCTCACACCTGACTTTGTGCAAAAAGCCACTGGTGCTGAATTACACAGATTCACTTGGCTAAATGACGAACGCATAGGCGAACTGCCTAAAGAATGGAATTGGTTGCCCGATGAATACGGTCCAAACCCCGACGCCAAGCTCTTGCACTATACCTTGGGCACTCCATGCTTTCACGAGTTCGCCGACACACCACAAGGCAATGAATGGCATCGGGAACGCATGCTGACAGAGTATTGCCAACAACGA